CAGGCCGGACTGGCGCAGTGCCAGGACGACCAGAACAAGCTCAAGGCCGACCTGGTGGCCACGGCCACCGAGCGAGACAAGGCGCTGGCCAAGGCCAAGGCCGCCATTGCCGCCCGATCCAAGGACATCCGCCATGACCCCGACTGCGCGAGCTGGGCTGCTTCTCCTGTGTGCCCTGCTGCTGCCGGCGTGCGGCCGGACCGTCGTTAAGCACGAGACCGTCGAAATCCCCGGGCCGGTGCGCTACGTGCGCATCCCCGCCGCCTACACCGATCCGATCACCGTCGCTTGGGCGCTGGATTGCACCTGGCCGGGCAAGGACGGGAAGGGATCGATCAAAGTCCCGTGCACGGAGACCATGCGAGCCGCCTACGAGTCGGCCGTGGCGCAGTGCAATGCCGATCGGGCAGCGGTGCGCGACCTGAGCGACAGGGCGGTGCGAAACGGTGAGGGCGCCTCCAGAGGAAAGTGACACGTCACCATGAACGCAAAGAGCGCCAGAGCCGGCAAGGATCGACGCAAGGGCGAGGACGCCGAGCCTGGCACGCCCAAGAAAACGGGCCGTCCCACCAAGTACACGCCCGACATGGCCAGGCTGGCGCGCGGCGTGTGCCTGCTGGGAGCCAAGAACGTCGAGTTGGCGGCCTTCCTGCAGATCTCCACGTCCACGCTCGACGCATGGATGAACGAGCATCCGGAGTTCAAGCAGGCCGTGAAGGAAGGGCGTGAGGAGGCCGACAACAAGGTGGCCCGCAGCCTGTACAGGCGCGCGCTCGGCTACAAGCACAAGGCCGTCAAGATCATGCAGCACATGGGCGCGCCCGTCGTGGTCGACTACGTGGAGCACTACCCGCCCGACCCCGCATCCATGATCTTCTGGCTGAAGAACCGCCGGCCGGACCTGTGGCGCGAGAAGGTCGACGTCGAGCATTCCGGCAACGTGTCGATCAAAGAGACGCTGAAACAGCGCAGAGAGCGTGCGCGTGCTGGCCGCAGCTGACGTCGAGATGGTGCTGGACGACCTGGCGTCGTTCGAGTGCGACCCGCTGGGGTTTGTCCTGTGGGCATTCCCCTGGGGCGAAAAGGGCACCAGCCTCGCCGACGACGACGGTCCCGAGCTGTGGCAGCGCGAACTGCTGGAGCGCGTAGGCGCCAAACTGCGCGCGGGGCGAGACCTGGGCGTCGTGATCGAGGAGGACGTTTCTGCCGGGCATGGCGTGGGCAAGTCCGCCATCGTGGCCTGGCTGATCCTGTGGGCCGTGTCGACCTTCGAGGACACGCGCGGCGTCGTCACCGCCAACACCGACACCCAGCTGCGCACCAAGACGTGGGCCGAACTGGGGAAGTGGCACCAGCTGTTCATCGCGCGCGACCTGTTCACCCTGACCGCGACGGCGATCTACTCCGTCGACAAGGGGTCGGACAAGACCTGGCGCGTGGACATGATCCCTTGGTCCACCGAGCGGTCGGAAGCCTTCGCCGGCCTGCACAACAAGGGCAAACGCGTCATCGTCATCTTCGACGAGGCGTCCGCCATCGACGACGTGATATGGGACGTCACCGAGGGCGCGCTCACCGACGAGGGGACACAGATCATTTGGTGCCGCTTCGGAAACCCGACGCGCACCTCCGGCCAGTTCCATCGCCGGTGCACGAGGCCGAGGCGCAACCACTACACCCGCGTCGACAGCCGTACCGTCCGCTTTACCAACAAGGCGCAGATTCAGTCCTGGATCGACGAGTACGGCGAGGATTCGGATTTCGTTCGCGTTCGCGTCAAAGGGCAGTTCCCGCGCGTTGGCACGTCGAACTTCATCAGCGCCGAACTGGTCGAGGATGCGCGCAGGCGGACGCACGGGTTCAGCGCCTATGAGGGATGGCCGCTGATCCTGAGCATCGACCCGGCACGATTCGGTGACGACTCGACCATCATCACGCTGCGCCAGGGCGTCAAGGTGCATTGGCAGCGCGTGCTGGCAGGATACGACGGCATCGACGTAGCCGGCCGCGTGCAGGAGATTTGCCGCGAGGAGCCGGACATCCTCGTGATCGTCTACGACGCGATCGGCAACGGCGCAGACCTGGATTCCGCCCTACGGCGCATTCCGGGGCTGCCCAAGCTGGTGCCCGTCATGTGGGGCATACCTGCGCACGACTCCAAGCAGTACACCAACCTGCGGTCGGAGTGCTGGGGTCGCCTGCGCGACTGGCTGGCTACTGGGGACATCCCAGACGACGACGGCCTGGCCAACGAGCTGACGTCCCTGGACTACGGCTATGACGCGGCGTTCCGAATCCAGCTGCAGAGCAAGAAGGACATGAAGCGCAGCGGGTTCAGTTCTCCCGACAAGGCCGACAGCCTTGCGCTCTCTTTCGTCATGGAAGCCGTCCAACTGAAAGGCGCCGCGTCCGCGCACAAGCCCGCACGTCGGGCGCGTGGCGTGGGCGACTGGAGAACCGCATGACCCAAGACGAGCGCGCGAAAACTGTCCGCCGAGGTCAAACCCATGTTGGGTGAAAACACATGAGCACGCCCACATTCACGGCCATCACCAGCAACAAGCCTGGCGAGGCTGCTGCGGAGTTCCTGCCCAACACCGTGGCCACGGCGATCGGCATGAAGCGCCACGAGTACCTGGGCGCGAAGGGCGACCTGTTGGCGTTCCTCAGCCAGATTCGCCCGCCCGACCGCAAGCGTGACGTGCCCGCGCTGGTGCTGGCCAACCGCCGCAACCCGGCGAACAAGCACGTGTTCTACCCGCTGCCGGACCTGTGGAAGGTCATGGAGCCCCGGGCCATGGTGGAAATCGTGCCCGAGCTGTGCCGGCACCTGTACGGGTTCGTGACCAAGGACGACATTTTCCGCGTCATGGATGCGCTGTTCGAGTGGGCCGAGGACCTACAGAAGTCCAAGCCGCCGGCGTTCATCGGATCCAAGCAATGGATGCAAGCGCTGGCGCAGGACGGGTTCACCATCCAAGTGAACGGCGAGGCGATCAGCGGATGAGCGGCATCGAGTTCGTCCCCGGCCAGAGCCCCGCCACGGTGTCCCTGGACGGCATCGGCGTGCCCGATCCAGCCGAGCAGGCCCTTCCGCCGCGCAACCCGCTGGACAGCGAGGAGAACCGCAAGGCGCTGGACTCCATGGAAGCGTGGTGGGCCGAGCAGGTGGACGCGCACGCCGAATCGCGCCGCGAGCAGCTGACCGACTGCGACTTCTACGACCTGGAACAGTGGGATCAGGCCAGCATCGAGGTCCTGAGACAGCGCAACCAGGCCCCGCTGGTGTTCGACCTGATCCATCCCGTGGTGGACTGGATCGTCGGGACCGAGCGGCGCACACGCATCGACTGGAGCGTGCTGCCGCGGTCGGCCGGCGCCGAACAGTCCGCGGAAGCCAAGACCAAACTCTTGAAATTCGTGTCGGACTGCACCCAAGCGCAGTTCGAGCGCAGCAAGCAGTTCAAGGACGCCATCATTTCCGGCGTCGGCTGGGTGCGCGAGGGTGCGCAAGTCGACAAGGAGGACGGCATCCCGCTGTACTTGAAGCACGTGAGCTGGAAGTCGGTCCGCTGGGACCCGCACAGCCGGGCAGACGACCTCTCCGACTGCCGATCCATGACCATCGAGCGCTACGTCGACCTCGATTACGCCATCGCCCTGTTCCCCGACAGGGCGGACGCGCTGCGCGCGGCGGCGTCCAAGATGATCGACCCGGGCATCGAACTGCTGACCGACGACGCGCTGATGCCGCAGGTGTTTTTCGGCCAGCGCGCCAACTACGGTCGGTTGGGCGGGACAATGAGCGTGGCCAGGCGCAGCCGCCCGCGCGTGCGCATGATCGAGACGGAGTACCGCCGGCCGACCGTGGACCGCCGTATCCGCGTGCTGGTGGACGGCTACGACGAACTGCGCGACGCGCTGTACAACCCGCAGGACGCCGACCAGGCCGACCTTCTGCGCCGGCAGGCGTGCACGCTGGACGACCGCATGACGGATCGCATCTGGCTGGCCATCTGGACGCCGGGGACACTGTGCTGGCATGGGCCGAGCCCGTACAAGCACAACGCTTTCAGCCTGACGCCCTGCTGGGCGTTCCGCCGGCACCGCGACGGCATGCCCTACGGCGTCGTTCGCGGCCTGCGCGATCCGCAGGAGGAGTACAACAAGCGCCGGTCCAAGGCGCTGTTCGCCGCGTCCACCAACCGCGTCATCTACGAAGCCGGCGCGATCGACGCGGACGACCGCGAGGAGGACATTCTCGCCGAAGCTGCCAAGCCGAACGCGCAAATCCGCCTCGCCGAAGGCGCCCTGTCCGAAGGCCGGTTCAAGATCGAAGCCAACACGGACATCGGCGCGGCAAACCTGCAGCTAATGCAGCAGGCCCGCACCGATGCCTTCGAGGCGTCCGGCGTGACGCGCGAGAACCTTGGCCTGCAGACCAACGCGCAGTCCGGGCGCGCGATTCTGGCCAAGCAGCAGCAGGGCGCCGTGTCCACGGCTGAGCTGTTCGACAACTACCGCGCGTCGATTCAAGCCTCCGGCCGCAAGATGCTGAGCCTGGCCGAGCAATACCTGACCCTGCCCATGCAAATCCGTGTGGTGCAGGACGAGGGAACCGACTGGCTGGCGATCAATCAACCGTCCTACGACCCGATCACTGGCGAAGTGCTGTGGGACAACGACATCACGGCCGACGCGGCAGATTTCGTGGTGGATCAGCAGGATTTCCGCGAGACCACGCGCATCGCCATGGCGGAAATGCTCATGGAGACCATCGGCAAGATGCCGCCGGACATGGGCATCCAGCTCCTGGACTTGGCCATCGACCTGACCGACATCCCCAACCGCGCGGAGTTCGTGCAGCGCATCAAGGAGATCAACGGGCAGGGGAAGAAGGACCAGCCGCCGACACCGGAGGACATGGCCGCCCAGAAGGCGCAGCAGGAGGACATGGCGCTGCGCATGGAGGAGCGCCGCGCGGCCGCCCTGGACAAGCGCGCGAGCGCCGCCAAGAAAACGGCCGAGGCCCAGCGCGTCGGCGTGGAGACCAAGGAGAAGGCGCTCAACGTCGCCGGGATGCTGCAGGCGGCCTTGCCGCTGGCGCCCGCGGCCGACCGCCTTGTCCCGCCACCTAACCCGCGCGACGGCGCGAATGCTTGATCAACGGAGACCGCAATGAACGACGAGACCGACTCCCTGAACATGGACCTGACCGCGCAGGAGCAGGCCGAGGTGGACGCGGACAAGGCCCAGCAGGCCGGCGCCGCGGCGGCGCATGGCAATCCCGCCCCGGGGGCCATGGACGCCGACGAACAGCCCAACGCGCAGCCGTCCGCGTCCGATGCGTCGGCTCAGGCGCTGGCCGAGGCCGCTGCCGCCCTCCGCCAGACCGCCGAGAGCCTGCGCGCGCGCGATGAGGCGCCGCCGGAACGTGAGCAGGAGGTCTCGCCGCCCCCGCCGCCGGACTTCGACGCCGAACGCAAGGCGCTGCGCGAGAGGTACGACGCGGGCGAACTCGACGACGCCGAGTACGAGCGCGAGCGCGAGGCCATCATGGAGCGCAAGGCCGAGTTCGTGGCCGAGCAGAAGGCCGCGGCCTTGGTGGCCAAGGCGGCTGCAGAGAACGCCCAGCGCGCCGCCGCGGACGCCGATCAGCGGTGGAACGAGTCCCTTTCCCGCTTCATCGCGGGCGACAAGGCCAACCTGACGACCGACCCGATCCGGAAGGCGGCGTTCGAGCAGGCGCTGGCGAAGGTGGCCGCCGAGAAGCCGGGCAGCAGCTACGACGACTGGCTGGCGGAGGCTTCCGCCACGACCATGCGCGCCTTCGGCATCGCGGCGCCGGCCGACGCTGGCAAGAATGCCGTGGCCAACGCCCTCGCCGATCGCTCCAACCAGCGCCAGCACAGTGCCCCCGACCTTTCCCGCGCCCCCAGCGCCGGTGCGCCGGCCATCGGCGGTTTCGGCAGCGAGCTGGATTCGCTGGACATCAGTTCCCTGGAGGATCGGCTGGCGCGTATGAACGACGCGCAGATTGCGGCCTTCCTGGCCGACGCGCCGGGCGGCCTGCGCGACAATCCGCGCTTCGCGGAGTCCTGAGCGTAGCCAATGCCCCTGTTCCTCGACGTGGAGCCCGGCGACGCAGTGCGCATCGGCGCCGACACCGTTGTGCGCGTGGAGCGCAAGAGCGGGCAGCGCACCAGGCTTCGCATCGACTCCGAGTACAAGATCGAACTGGATCGGGCAGCCGCAGAGCCTGCCCGGCCTGACCCGCCGATTCGCCGACCGAACATCCCACGGCGATAGGCACAACCCCGCACGCGCAACAGTGCGTGCCACATACCACCGCGGCGCATGAGTGCCCTCAACCCAAGAGGAAAACACCATGAGTCGCACCGTCATTGGCCTTGGCGACGCCTCGGCCGTCAAGCGTTTCTCCGCGCAGCTGTTCGTCGATCAGGCCCGCGAGGGCTACTGGTCGAACCGCTTCATGGCCAAGGGCCGTGATGCGATGGTCCCGGTCCAGATCCTCACGGAACTGGAGAACGATGCCGGCGACACGATCAGCTACGACCTGTTCGCCCAGCTCCGCACCAAGCCCACGTATGGCGACAACCGCCTCAAGGGCAAGGAGGAGGCGCTGCGAAAGTTCAACGACACCGTTTCCATCGACCAGATTCGCTGCGGCGTGTCCGGCGGTGGCCGCATGACCCGCAAGCGCACCCTGCACGACCTGCGCATGGTCGCCCGAAAGCTCATGGGTGACTGGTGGGGCCGCTGGACCGATGAATCCCTGTTCTGCTACGCGGCCGGCGCCCGTGGAGTGAACGACGACTTCATCGAGGACAGCGACTGGACCGGCTTCGCCGGCAACTCGCTCACCGCGCCGGATTCGACGCACCAGTTCTACGCCAACAGCATCACCAGCAAGGGCTCGGTGACGTCCAGCGACTACGTGTCCCTGGCGCTGATCGACAAGCTGGTGGCCAAGGCCAAGACGCT